TGTCTGCTGACTTCCGGATTTACACTTGATTGCAAGGAAGCAATCGGTGGAATTAAAAGCATCCATCTGATTAGTTGGACTGCTTCAAAGTTTACCGTTGTTAGTGGTGTTGTAACCGCAACAACTGTTGTAAGCGGTGATGTGTACACTTACGAGCTACCGAAAGCAACCGGATCATTGACAAACACCACAAATGTTTCGATTGAGAACGGCACATCTTTCAACCAAGCTGACATCGCGTTCAAACTTCGCAGATTGTCAACCACCAAACGCAACGAGATGAAACTCCTTGCACAAGGTCGTTGCTATGCAATCGTGAAAACGAATAACGATGAGTATTGGTTGGCTGGTAAGGACTTGGGTTGTGATGTGACTGCTATGGTCAGCAACACGGGTACTGCTATGGGTGACTCTACTGGATATGAGGTGACTCTATCCGCCATTGAAGCTGAAGCACCATTCTTGGTACAAGCATCAGTGATCACAACATTGGGCATTTAATTCTGCTTGATTCATAGAGAGAGAGGGTGGGCATTTGCTCACCCTTTTTTGTTACATAAAAGACAAGTCGCTATTTTATTAAGATGTTGGTAATTGACAAAGCGGAATCGAAGAATTGGTATGTAACTCTGACCGAGAAAGTCACGATTGCAAACCCTTATTTCTTGTTTGCATTCACCCATCGTGTTACTAATGAATTGACAACGGTCATCTTGACTGACATTTCAACTCAAACGGAGAGATACAACAAATTTGCAGTCATTGAGGGTACAACATTTGACCTTGATGCTGGTGAATTTGAGTATGTCATCTACGCACAAACATCACCAAGCAACTTGTCACCATCGTTGGCAGACGAAGAAGTTGAAAGCGGTGTATTGAAAGTTGAGTTTGATGTCACTCGCACATCATACGAGGTCACTCTCAATGAGAAAATCTATGAGATTGAACAACCCACACAAATACTATTTATGTTGCTTGAGAACGGGGATTTTGTCCTCCTTGAAAGCGGTGATAAAATACTACTATAATGGCAGATCAAAAGATATCCCAATTAACCACTATCGTCACCGTTGATACGGCAGCGGATTTGTTTCCAATCGTTGATACATCAGCAGCCGAAACAAAGAAGATCACACCAACTGCGTTGAAAACGGCATTGTCGTTGAACAATGTTGACAACACAAGTGATGCAAACAAGCCAGTAAGCACGGCAACGCAAACGGCATTGGATGCGAAACAAGCAACACTTGTATCAGGAACAAATATCAAGACCATCAATTCAACTTCCATTTTGGGAAGTGGCAACATTGCCATAAGTTCGGCAGTTGCTTGGGGTGGAATTACAGGCACTTTGTCAACTCAAACCGATTTGCAAACTGCATTGGATTTGAAGGTTGACGAAAACGCTGCAATCACTGGAGCGACTAAAACAAAAATCACCTACGATGCGAAAGGTTTGGTAACTGCTGGAGCGGACTTGGCAGCAGGTGATTTGCCTACTGGTATAGATGCTGCAAAAATTAGCACGGGATTAATCAGCAATGCTGAGTTTGATTATTTGAATGGCTTGACGGACAATATCCAAACACAGTTCACAGGTAAGCAAGATGTTTTGGTATCTGCAACAAACATCAAAACGATTGAAGGACAATCTTTGCTTGGTAGTGGAAACATTGATTTGGCAAAAGGTGATGTCGGTTTGGGCAATGTTGACAATACTTCAGATGCAAACAAACCCGTAAGCACTGCAACACAAACTGCCTTAGATGCCAAGACAAACAAACTGATTGTAACCAACCGCCAAACGGCATCCTATACCTTAGTGTTAGGTGATGCGGATAAATTGGTAGAGGTAAACAACGCCAGTGCAAACAACTTGACAATCCCTTTGAATAGTTCGGTAGCATTTGCCACAGGTACTCAGATACTTTTGGCTCAATACGGAGCAGGACAAACGACCATCGTTGCAACAAGTGGCGTAACCATACGAAGCAACGGGGCAAAGTTGAAATTGAACGCTCAATATAGCGGTGCAACTTTGATTAAGATTGATACTAATGAGTGGTATTTATTTGGAGATATAGCATCGTAATATGATACTTTCAACACACGGGATAGTTGGTTCACAAATCCAATCCTATGCATTCTTGTTAGATACTTACACAAGTGCTGCCGCTGCATATTCATTGCGTAAATTGCGAAGTGCGTACACGGGTAGTGCAATTCGTGTTCGTAGGTCAAGTGACAACACAGAGCAAGATGTAGGATTCAGTTCTGCTTTTGGATTGGACACATCCTCACTTACTTCTTTTTGTGGTAGCGGTAATGGATTTGTAACTACTTGGTACGATCAAAGTGGAAATGCAAAAAATGCCACTCAATCAACGGCAGCAAATCAGCCGCAAATTGTAAGTAGTGGTAGTTTAATAAATGTAAATAGTAAACCAGCGGCACAATTTACTAAAGCAAATAATCATAATTTAATTAACACAACACTTGTCACGAGTTCGGCAATGACATATAGTTGGGTTGGGGCAATGACTGTTCCAACATCAAATTGGAGTTATGCTTTTGAAATTGGAACATTTGGTGTAACGGGTGGATATTTAATGACTCCTTACGCAAATGCAAGTATATTTGATTATGTTGCCGGTGATTTAATAAATTTTGGTAACGGATATAATACTGGTTCAGCACCACGATTTATTAGTAATGGGGTTCAAACAGTAAGCAACACGCAAACTTTATTTAATGGTGTTTTATCTTCTACCAATGCAAAAGGTTATAAAAATAATTCTGCTATAACATCAAGAGTTGCCACAACATCAACAGTGCCATCAGGAACGGGCTTAAAAATTGGTACAAATTTTTTTAATGAAGCATTCCCTGGAACTATGCAAGAGATTATTTTTTGGGGAAGTGACCAAAATTCAAACATAAGTGGAATTAACTCAAACACGAATACTTACTATGCAATCTATTAACGGATATCAATACAACACCGAACAAGAAGCAATCAACGCCCGTGAGTTGTGCGATGCTTATTATGGCATCCCCGTTGCACCTGACGATGTCACACAGAATTGGGTTGACTATCAGTTTGCAGAATTAAACGATCCGCAATTTTGGTACATTGTTTTTGATGAATCACTTTCCGCCATACTTGGGACACCAAGTCAATTTGAAGTTGTAACCCCACCTTTCCCCTCATAAATGAAACACTTTGACAATGATACAACGGCAGCCATTGCAACGGCTATCTCAGGCAGTTCGGCAGTTCTGCATTTTGCGAATACTTGGCAACCTGTGTTTGCACTTATTTTGGCTATTGTTGGTATTGTATCGGGGTTGTTTGCGATTCGTTACTACGCAAAGAAAATTGATGCGATAGATGGCAAAGGCAACTAATATCAGCACCTTCAGAGCAAAGCCAAAGAATAAGCTCCGCAGACATACCAAGCACATCAACAAACACAAATCGTGCAAACCAAAAAGAGGACAAGGATAAAAGGTTATTTTGAACCGACACCCAAACGATTCAGAGTGCTTGGTGATTCCATTGCCGGTGCATCATTGTTTGTTGCCAGTTTGAACCTTGACCATCCCAAGTTGATGTTGATTATCGGCATTGCGGGTGGAGTTGGAAAGTTCGTCACAAACTTCTTCACCGATGAAACAAGTTAAGTTCAACGGGTACTACAAAGAGGAAACTCCAAAGTCACAAGTTTACTTGCATCATACTGCTGGTAGTGGTGACGGGGTTGCAACCTTTAAGTTTTGGGATGCTGATCCAGTAAACATCGCAACCTGCATTGCGATAAGTCGCACGGGTGAAATCGTGCAAGGGTTCTCGTCTAAACATTGGGCGTATCACTTGGGTTTGAAATCTGCTCACTTCAAAGGAGTGCCATTCACCAAACTTGACAAGACATCCATTGGGATTGAGATTTGCAATTGGGGATACTTGGTAGAGAAGAACGGCAAGTTCATCAATTATGTAGGCAAGGAAGTCAAAGATGTTTGCAAACTTGACAAGCCATACAAGGGATTCACTTATTTTGAGAACTACACAAAAGAACAAATCGCATCAGTCAAAGAATTGTTGTTGTTGTGGCGTGAGAAATACGGCATAGACCTAACTTATCACGAAGATATTTGGGCAGTCACTAAAAGAGCTTTGTCAGGCAAGAACGGAGTGTTCACACATAATTCAGTTCGTGCAGATAAAATTGATGTTTATCCCCACCCCGATTTGATTAGTATGTTGCAATCACTTTAAGTTGCTATTTACTCACAATGATCTTCCAAAGAATCAACTTTCACGACAATGTCCTTCCAGTTTTCAAGGAAAACAAGGCGAAAGGATATGTGACTTTTGGTGCTGACAACTTGTATCCCGATTTTTTAATTGAGTTATTCAATAAGTCACCCAAGCACAATGCCATCGTTTCTTCCAAAGCATCGTATGTTGCCGGAGTTGGGACAAAGGTAATCGGACAAAACACCGTTGACATCGCAAAAGCCGAAGCAAAGATTCAAGCGATTAATGCCTACGAAACACTTGCACAAGTTAAAAACAAGATTGCTTATGACCTTGAGTTGTTCAATGGTTATTGCCTTGAGATAATTTGGAACAAAGCGAAGACGGCAATTGCAGAAATATACCACATTCCTTTCAAGAATATCCGCAAAGGACTTGAAGGCGAGTATGTGTATTGCGAGGATTGGACTGACCGCAAGGCAGAGCAAGTTCACTATCAGCCATTCAACACAACCACAAGAGAATCAAAGTCACTTTATTATTGCCAATTCTACCGACCTGGTCAAGGCGAATATCCTTTGCCGGATTACATCGGTGCGTTGAAGTACATTGAAGTGGACACCGAGATTTCAAATTATTATTTGAATAGCATCAAGAACGGATTCACGGCTCAGACCCATATTCAGCTCTTCAAGGGGCTACCAACTGTAGAAGAAGCTAGGGCAACGCAGAGAAGATTCAAGGAAACCTATCAAGGAACTGACAATGCCGGTGGACTTATCATCCAATACAACGACCCACAAGAGAAAGAATCAGTCATCAGCAACTTGCAACCGTCTGACTTTGACAAGCAATTTGATTTGTTAAATAAGACCGTACAACAAGAGATATTCGTTGCACACAAGGTGAACTCACCAATGCTCTTTGGAGTGCGTGTGGAAGGTCAATTGGGTGGTCGTAGCGAGATGATTGAAGCGTATGAGATGTTCCAACAATCGTACATCGAACCCCGTCAACAAAAGATTGATGATACTTTGACATATTTGTTTGAGTTCATCTCTCCAGTTCGCTTAGAAACAATTAACAAACCACCAATCGGATTGGATTATCAGGCGTTATTTACTGCCGGTTTGATTTCAAACGAAGAAGCTCGTGCAGAATTAGGACTTCCACAAATTTCAAATGTAAAAGTGCAGTCATCATTGAACGATGCC